TTCTGGGCCTGTTCAAGCAGCCGCCGGGCTTCCGGCTTGGCCACGATCTTGCCAGCGACGCCGCGCAGCGCGACCATCTGGTTGTACTCGAGCTCGTCGACCTCGACCATCTTCGCCATGTTACTTCGTCCCCGGCATGCCGCTCATGTTCGGCACATGGCTGATGTTCATCGCGCCGGACTTTTCCTGCGCCGGCAGATGCGACTTGCGCCCGCCGATGTCTGCCTTGTCCAGGTCAACGCGAACGATCTGTTCGTCGGAGGTCGGGATCGATTTCGTTGAGTTCTGAAAAATATTTACATTGGACATGGGTCGCTCCTATCCAACCAAAGTTAGTTGGGTTTTGCGCTTTTGCGCTGTTTTCTCAATCCACGAAACAATTCGCTTAAGCTCGTCAAGCGAAGCATCGCGCTTCAGTTCGTTACACCGCCAGCAAATGATGGCGACATTGCCGACTACATATCCGAGCGTGGAATCCATCCGGTCAATCGACGGAGATTCCGGGGTTGGGCCCGATTTCGTCGGTCCCGATCGCATAGCAATTCGACCGTCGCAGCACGGGCACTTATCCGGCATCGGAAGATCGGCCTTCGTAATTGAAAACTCGATGCCTTTTTTCTTTGCCCGCGAGCGCGCAACCCGCAACAACGTTCCGACCGGGTCTTTGAAGCGCAAGCCGCGGCGATATTCGCGATAAGTCTCGCCCTGATTAAGATACATGCGTTTCTGCCACGACAGAGACGCCTCCGCAGAGCAAACCACGCAATTCGACATTCTCGTGTAGCGCGGGGCGATATGTCCCTTTGCGCAAGCAACCCCGTCGAAAAACTGTTTCAATCCTGACGCTCTGGCTTCCGCCCTTGAAACCTTTGGAGCGTCGGAAAAATCCCATGTCTTTTTGTGTGCCATGGCTCAGTAATGCTTCCCTCGCATCACGGGGTCAAGGTTTTTCACGCTCATGTTCTTGTCGGGGATGTTGAGTGCCGACTCCATGTTCTCGTGATAGTCGGTCCGGGTCTGCGCGGTGCGCACGACCTGCGACGATCCGCTCTTGGGCGGCATCTCGACAACGGTCTTGAAAATGTTACTCATGCAGCAGCTCCCTGCGCCGGCGGCTGGCCGCCTCCGCCCTGGCCTTGCATATGCTGCTTCAACGCCTGCATCTGCTGGTTGCCTTGGGCCTGTGCGCGCATCTGGGCTTCGATCGAATTTTTCTGGGCGGCCGGAGTGACGGATCCGGGCGGGACGAACTTGGTCAGCGCTGTGAGGGCTTTCAAAACCGCAGCACCTGCTTCCGAGGAAGCGCCGAGTTCGGGCAGGATGGATTCCAGTTGCTTGACGACGACGCCCAGCTTCTGCATGCCGGCAGCTTCATAGCCCTTGTTCGGGGTGGCGCCGGTGGCGGGCGTTTGTCCGAAAGGGGGCTGCTGAGGCTGTCCGCCCGGAGGGGCGGCACCCGGCGCTGCGGGAGCTGGGGTCGGCATCAATGGTTCACTTGCGGTGCTTCCGCTTGCCTTTGCGATTACGCTCGATCATTGCCCGAATTCCTTCTGGCTGAATGACGCGGGATTTGCGCCGACGCCAACCTCGTTTGGTTCCCGCGGGGAAGCCAGTGCGGCAATTGACAGGTTTCCACCGATAATGTAACAAAAGTTCCTATCTTGTAGCGTCATTGATAGAAACAGTATGCATTTCGAAGAACGCAACTGGCTTACCATCAAGGAAGCCGCCTCCCTCGTCGGATTGTCCGCGGTCACGATGCGCAACTACCTCAGACTGAGGAAAGGCCGGCCGCCGTTTTATCGCTTGGTGCCGAAGGGAAACATTCGGTTTCCCAAGGAAGAGTTTATCAAATGGGCCACGGGCCAGCTTCAGAAAGAAAAATAGAATGTATAGCCTGACGATTCACTTCGGACCGAACGCAATGTTCTGGAGTTTTTTGCTCAAGGAAAAAGAAAACGCTGAGAAATGCTACGACACTGCCGTCGCGTGCATAAACGATGGTGTCGGATTTATTATCGCGGATGATTTTGGGCAAAAGGCTGTGTTCAAAGCAGAAACCGCACACGGCGCCATGCTCGAAGACATGGAGATCGCCGAGGAAGCCCGCATCTATCGAAGCCTCGCCAACGCGCGCGGCGAGATAAAAGCGCGTCAGCGTGCGGCAACCGACCCCGTCATCCGCAGCGCGCAGCAAGGACCGAGCGTGATCCAGCCAAATTTCCGGTCTCAATGATGCCCGCCGTGACCGCCCTTGAGGATATTCTCGATCACCTTGTCCTTGGCTTCCGGCGTCGACACTTCCTTTATCAACTTCTCCTGCATCGCCGCACCTTCCTTCTTGCGCTGGCGTAGCGAAGCCTTGGCGCTTTCCTTGTCGGGCACCGCGGTGTGATCGATAAGGAATTCGCCGTCGATGTCGCCCTGCTTGCGCAACTGGAATAAAAGTTGCGTGGCTTCGTCGGCAAAAATCGGGCTCGACGAGTGGCTGTCGACCGTGATCCGCCAATCTTCCGGCAGGTCGGTCAGCATGAAGTTGTCATCCATTTTTTCGGGGTCGACCCAGAACTTGCGGTCCTCCTTGGCCTCCATCATCGTCATGGTGAGATCGGCGCAGGCAGCGCATTGATGTTCCAACAGAAGTGCTGAGTCGCGATGCACCGATGAAGCGGTCTTCAGCAACGTGTCGGCATGGGCGCCGGCGCGCACGCCCGACTCGCCCTTGCCCTGCATTACTTCGGGGAAATTGCCGAGGTTGTTGATCTGCTCCTGCACGTACTTGATGATCGGCATCAATTCAGCCGGGAATTTCGGTGTCAGATCCTCGACGCCGCCGTTTTGACCAAGGTTCATGTAGCCCGCCAGCCGGAACTGACCGTAAGCCTCGTCGGTGATATTGTTCTCGCCCTTGAACGCCAGGATCTTGTCGATCTGCAAACCGATCAGCCGCTTGAGGTCGTCGCACAGCATCGCGAGGAAGCCCTGCGGCTCGATCAGGTCGATCAACTCGCTCCGGCCCCAGAACCAGTCGACCATCGGGTTCGGCTGGATGATGCGGTACGGCTGGGTCTGCTCGATGCCGATCAGGTTCGACAGTTTGAACCGGGTGATGAGCAGATCGGGCTCAACCATCTGGATGACCTTGTAGTCGTCCTCGCCCTTGACCCACAACTCGTGGAATTTCACGGTCGGGGCGCCGTCGGTCGGCGTGATGGTCGGATAATTCGGGTCGTTGCCCAATTGGACGATGCCGCCCGGCAGCGGGCGGGTCGCGCCCTGCACCCCGGTGGATATCTGCGAGGTCGACAGCACCTGATGGAAGAAGCTGTCCGGCCCGCTGCCAGCCGACTGGCCCATCGACGAGTGGGTCATGATCTGTTCGTAGAGTTTTTTCGATTCCGGCAGCCGCCAAATCCGCTGCCACACTTCCGGGCCGGTCAGATACGAAGTCTCGCAGAGAGCTTCCTGCTTGTCGATCGCCTGCTCGCTCTCGCGGTAGACGCCGAAATTCCATGGGCGGACTAGTTTGGTCTCGTAGGTGATGCGCTCCTTGTCGGGCGGGCCCTCGGCGCGCGGCCACTGCTTCATGATCGAAGCGCCGTACTTCAGGCCCTCGTAGACTCCCTGCCCGAACAGATGCCCGAGCCCGTTCTTCTCCCACTGCCGGGTCAAATGCTTGGCGGCGACCTGACCGCGCTTGATGGTGTTGGCGTCGTAATCATTGTCGAAGTCGTAAGCGAATTTCAGTTCAACCGGCGAGAACAGATGCGAGGCGGTGCGCTCGAGATGGCTGTTCATCATGTTGATGAGTGCCTTGCTGCCGTCCGGCCTGCCGGTCTCGGCGACCTGGTTGAGGAGACGGTAATAGGCAGCCCGGTTGGCCTGGCTGACCCGGCAGGTCTCGATCAACTCATTCGCAAACGGGATGAGCAGCTTCTCGCCTGTCGGGATCGGAATCATACTGGCGACCTGTAATTCGGATTATCAGTGATCTGCCGCGGCAGCGGAGCTTGCCCGACAGGTGTCAGTTTCGATTGCAGGTTCTTCATGGTGCGCAGGCCAGCGTAAGGAGCGTCGCCGGTATGGGAGGCAGCCGCGCGCGCCATGGCGTCGGCCGCGTTGGTGCCGAAGCCGGTGGGCAATCCTGCCGCCTGCATCGCATCCATGCGCTGGGTCACCGGGTTGACAACCTCCTTGGCGGAAAACTGGGTGTCGTTGCGATCGTTGAGGTCGGTGATCTTCAAGGAAGCCATCTCGCTGGCGTCGGTGCCGGCCATCGCGGCGGCCATCTGCGCGCGGGTTTCCGAGCCGTCCATGATCTGGCGCGCGACGGCATCGTTGTTCTTGGATTTCTGACTGAGAAACGCCGGGCAAACGATCTCGTCATCCGGACGATCGTTACCCATCTTGTGCGCGCACAGCGGGCAAAAATCAGGCCAGCCCCCGCTGACGTCGTACTTGAATTTTTTCTCGCACGCCGGACACTTCAAAACGAAAGCTGCCATCTACTTCACCAAAATTGCTTTCCAGCCTTTTCGCCGGAAGTACGCGCTAAGATAGTCCGCTTTCTTGCCGATGGTCCATGCCAAAATAGGCGCTGCACGAACAACTGTGGTGCCTTCGAAGATAATTGCGGCGTAAAAGTGCGGAGCATCAACGACGACCATAGCGCCACGCGTTCTTCATCGCCAGCTGCTGCGTCTGCATCCGGGTCTTGGCCTTGGTACCCATAAACGCCGACATCATGTTCTGATTGAACAGGGCGGTTTGGTCAATGACGCTCCTGAGCTTTTTTACCTTTTCAGCTTCCCTGGTCCGCCGTTGGATGATCATATTTCGGCGAATCCGGGTGTCCCAGTAATGGGTGGACAGCGCCATCGCCATCACTCGGTCGTCGTGCTCCCCGCTTCCTTCGCCCTCGATCGTATCGCCATCACGAGCAATGGTTCGCATCTCCTCGATCAAATCGTGCGAACGAATCCGAAGGTGGCCAGAACCGACAAACCCCCGAAGCTCCTCCATGATCATAATCTTGGTCTGAAGCTGAGTCTTGAAGTGCCAAACACCCGCACCGGCCGAAAGAGAATCCGGCCTACTGTACAAATACTGTTTTACGTTCGTAAATATGTTCTTGATGCCTTGCTCCTCCATCGGAGCGTAGCCGTTCTCGATCTGAAATTTAAGCGAACGCAATTCCTGCAACACTGCGCCGCCGGGGCCATTTATTTCGAGGATATAGTGAATTTCTGTTAGAGGCTCGTTGCCATACCACGCCATGATGCCTGCTAAGATGTGCGCCAGATGGCGCGGCACCACCAACGGATAGGCATACTCCGCAACCTGATCCACTCCGTCGGCGTAGCAGCGTAACACTTGGATAGCCGAGCGATCGTTCCTTTCATTTTCGCCGAATGCAGGATCGACGCCGACAACATAAACTGCTTCAGCGACGGGAGGCTCCCACACCTTCAATTCAATGTTGCGAGTATTTTCAGCTTTGTAGACCTTCATGTCCGGAAATTCTGCTCCGCCCAAGAACATGTAAGGCATATATTTTCGACTGACCCATTTTTCGGTCTGATCTTTTAGCTTTTCGCCCGCGAAGAAAATACTTCCCGTAATCTGAAAAGCCTCTTCCTCATCCCACGGCTGTTCCTGTTTCTGATAGGCGTCCGCCTCGAACCCGGCATCTACATCGTCGACATCTGTCGCCGCCGGGTCCATTGCTTTGCGATACCAAGCCAACTGCTCCTGACAAACATCAAAATTATACATTTGCTTGACAAGGTCGATCTTAGCCTGCTCGTCCTTGGTCGGCGGCTGCGCTCCGTAGAATTCCCAATTCTTATCGTCTCGCTCGATGCGGTGACTGTCTTTCGCCCACCAGCCGATGAAAACGCAAACGCAATTTCGTGAATTTTTACGCGCCTCCTTCCACATGCGCATCCACATGTTAGGACCGCGTGCGGTAGATTCGCGAATGTACAAACGATTCGGATTGACGTCCGACAACGACTCCTGGAATGATATCAAACCTTCTTCGTTTTTGTACGAACATAACTCGGACAGGTGAGCCAATGCTACGCCGGCGGACCGGCCGAGCGTGCCTGATGTCTGCGTTTCCTTCACGCCTGCCGACATGAAAAGAATTTTCGACGAGTTGCCTAACGTCAGCCCGTCGCGGTTGTCTTTGGCGATGGCAGGAAATTTTAGGTTTTTGGGAAGCGCCTTGATAATCGTAACAAGTTCGTCGCGGGCCAAATTTTTATTTGAATTGGTATCGAACACCAGAGCGCCGGTCAGTCCTCGATGAACGCCGAGGAAAAATGCGCACAAGGCTCGAATGATAGTTGTGATCCCGAGTTGCCGACTCTTCAAACAAAAAAAGTCGTGAATATCATTTTCCAACCCGTCGAAAATAGCGGTGATAAACACCCGCTGGCCGTACATGAGGTACTGGCCGAGGATGATCGGCTCGCCATGATCCTTCGAGTTGATCTCGCAATGGTCCAAATAGGCGTAGAACGCTTGTTCAAAAGCAATCCTTTTTTCTCGACTCCAGCCGCTCATTGCAACATCCCGAAATTAGTTCGTGCAAATTCGCCGAAAATTTTTCGAGCTTCCTCATCGTAAGCTAGTGCTGCTTCCTCGGCAGTGCTAAAGCTGCCAAGATATTTTCTACAGCACGCCGCAGTGTGGCGCCCCTCTTTGGCTATAACGCCTTTGTAACCTGATTTATTAGCTTTGCTTAGTTTGGCGTTGCCTGAATTTTGAAACTGATTCGCTTCGCGCAAATTTAGCCAGCGGTTATTGTTTGTGACGCCATCTTCGTGATCGATACCGTCGACCCACTCGCCCGTCATATAGAACCATGCTAATTGATGCGCGCGATAGACATAGCCGCCCAATCCTATTCTGACGTAATTATCGTCAGTGTTGGTGTGGCCTGCTTGTTGCCCGGCAATATTTCTGGCGCCGGTAACCAGCCAGTAAAACAGCCCCGTATCGGGATCATAGCGAAGTAGCTTAATAAGCTCTTCGTGTTGAACTGGAACACTTATGTGAACCCCGTGGCGACAGCCGCAGCTTTGCGATTTGCCTGTCGTAAGATTTATGCCGAGACAAATTCTCATCTCGCCGCAATCGCATGTGCAGTGCCAAGACCAGTGTCGCCCTTTTCTAGGGCCTAGGGCGAGAACGGTCAGCCTGCCGAAACGTCTGCCGGTGAGGTCAATCAAGGGAGCCATGGAACCTTATAGCGCCCGGGACGTTTGCGGTCCACACCTTAGAGGGTTCCCCTATGTGCTTTTCAATGGCCTGGATCGAACAGCTTTGTATCTGGCTGATCATGGTGATCGCCGTCGTCTCGATCATCCGCCTGCTGGTCCCTTATTTAACCGGATTGATCGGCATTCCGATCGTCGCGCAGATCATCAACATCGTTTTGTGGGCCGTAGTAGCCTGCATGGCAGTCTACATCATCTTCGACCTGATCTCATGTCTGGTCGGCGGGATGCATATAGGACTGGCGCGTTAACGGAAGCCCCGGTTGTTCGGGTTCCTCGGGTCGAGCGCCGCCATGGCGACCTCGGCCAGCGTCTTGACGGCGCCCCAGAAGATCGACGGCTCATCCTGGTTCAGCATCAGCGAACTGAAGGGTTCGCCATCACCGGGCGGGACCACGAGGAAAGCGCCGCCGAATTTGGCGCCGTCGTTCAGCCGGATTTGACGGGCCATATCCTCGAACAGGAGGGCGCGCTTTTCGGATTCGGAGGGTTGCGGTTCGTCAGACATAACGCCAGTCCGATGCAAATCCTTTTATTTCTGATAAAAACATTGAACCGACTGACGGCGCGCGGGACAACACATCGGCGGTACCCTCATCGAACCCTTTATAAGCCGCCGTCTTTCCATTTTTTTTAAATTTTACCAAGAGTTCTTCTGTTTCCGAATTCCAGCCAACTTCGGCAACCATATCAGAATAAACAGTCTTCATCCAGGATTCACTCATACTAGAATCCAATCTCGATGAACACTTTTTGGAAAATTTAAAGTGGCGAACGCGCCGTGATGTTTTTTAGCGGCTTGATCGTATCTTAACGCTGCTTTTTCGGGCGTATCGTAAGATCCTAAATATATATCGCGTGAATCAGCGCGCAGTGTCGATCGCCAACTTCCCCAATAAGTCCGGGAGACGCCTCGATAGCCAGTCCGATTCTCACGCCGCGCAGCATTAAATTGATTTTGGCTTACTGTAGCTTCTCGTAAATTTGAAAACCTATTATTAGCCCTGTCTCTATCGATGTGGTCCACATCATTAACAGGCCAGCAACCCGTCATATAGAACCAAGCAAGTGGCGCTGCCGCATAGCGTCTGCCCTCTATAACTATGCGACGATAGCCCTGTGTCGCAATATATCCCATCTCCTTTCCTATTTTCTTTTCGTGGTACGATTCCCTTCTTGTGAAAACACCTGTTTTTGGATCGTAACGACAAATTTCCAATAGGCGTTCGTGAGAAGCAAAAACGTTACTATTATGCCTGGGCATGCACCTTCTCCCTCAACGCTTCGACGATCCGCTCGAACACGGGCTCCCAGCGCATGTCGTCGGATTGCTGGAAGACGCGATGCTTGGGGGTCCAAAGTCGCTCTGCGCTTTCACCCACTCCGATTCGGTAATCCCTGCCAAGCCAACTGTACGGCACCCAAGCCTCTCTTCCGGCCATAGAGCACATGTGACCGAGGGCTGACTCGACGGTGATGACGAGGTCAAGCTCGTGCAAAATGGAAATGGTGTCAGCGCAATCACGGATATACCCATCAAGTGGTTTGATTAAAGGCGCGAAGCCCCACAAATTCAAGTCACTTTTTTTGGCATCGACCTGAAGCGAATAAATTTGGATATTTGGAACTCGATACAATTCCATGAAGTGGTGGATCGGAATGTTGCGGTGCTTGTCGATGTCGTTCAGCGGGCTGCCGGACCAGGCAATGCCGATGTGGAATTTGCGGTCCGGCACTTTCCACGCGTTCGAAAGCGGCGGGCGCGGCATGTCGATGTTGGGAGCGTTGATGATCTCGTCGTCGGTCAGCCCCAGAGCAAATGGGAGGGAGACAAATGTTGACCACGCATCAGCATCGCCCGGAAAATTTGAGGGAGACGGCATGAAAGTGACATTTCGTAGTGATTGAAAGGCATGCTCGAAGACTCTTCGTAACTCGGATTGTACGCACATGAAAACGTGAGCACAGCGATTCGCCGCGGCCTCAACAAATCGAGCGTACGACAGTGTGTCACCGAGACCCTGATCGGCCACCAGGAAAAGAGTTTTGCCATTCTCGCCTCGCCATTTCGGATATGGGTACAACAAAAAGTTCGGCAGCCGGGCCGCGAAGCGCGCCTCGAAATGTTTCAAGCCGAGCGCGTACTGCCGGTCGTACAGCAGTGCGAACGCAAGCTGGAATTCCGCGATCGCCATTCCGGCGCCGTCATTCCTGTCGGCGAGCTCGAAGCATTTGTAGGCGCAGGACACCGCGGTCTTGGTGGCACCGAAGATTTGAAAACAGAGGCTCTTGTGCATCCATGGTAACGACGAATTCGGCTCGAGGCCGATCGCCTCGTCCAGCAGCGGCATTGCTTCCGCGTGGCCGCCGATTTTCATCAATTCCCACGCCAGATTGGTCAGGCTCTTGTGGCGCTCGTTCGGCGTTTGCTCGCCTTCGAGGGTGCGGCGGAACAGGGCGACGGAGGCGTGCGGACGGTTCAGGTCGGAGGCGGTGCATCCGTTGACGTAGAAGGCGTGTGCGTAGGTAGGATCAGAATAACATGCGGATGCCAGAAGCTGGTAGCCGTGGTCGGCATTGGTCGGCGCCGACTTGTCGCGCGCTGCGGTCTCACCTTGAATCAGAAGTTTGATAGCGCCTTCCCTGTCACCCACTTATCGAATCCTTGTTGGCGTTCCGAAAATCATGCGCGAGGCAGATGGTGTGGCTGTGTCGGCGGCCGAGAGTACCCGGGATCTGGATCGTGCCGTCGTGGACGAATTCACCCGTGTCGTCCCGCCGGCGTAAGGCAATGCCCTCCCTGCAATGGATGCAGATCGAGCGGCACTCGGTCTCGAATTCTTCGCGGGTCATATGATGTGCTGCACCGTGACAAAAGCGATTAACCCGGCAATACCAAATCCTAGCAGGAACCCTCCAACAAAATTGGTCACTGCTGCGCCTCCATCACCACCCGCCGGATCGCCATCGGCGTGTACGGCTTGCCGGCCCGCGAGAGCAAGCCTGCGTCCGCGAGCTGCTTGCCGATTCCCGGATATGAAATTTGATCCTGATAAAGATCGCGCATCATCGCGGCGGCCTTCATCTCCCCCTCGTCGATCTCCAACTCCGCCGTCTGTCCGACCTTCCGATACCCGAACGGCACATTACCGACAGCCCGGCCCTTGGCCTTCGCTGCTTTCCGCCCTTCGGCGGTGCGCTCCTTGATCCGAATGCGCTCCATGTCGGCCACCGCAGCCAGGATCGTCATAATCAGCTTGCCGACGCCGGTGGATACCGGCTCGTTGGAAATGTCGAACAACACGAGGTCGACGCCGGCCGCCTTGAACACCTCGAACATATCGATGGCGTCGGAGGCGGAACGGAACATGCGGTCGAGCTTGCT